TGTGGTGCTGTGTTATAGGGGGGTGTGGTGGGTGGGTGTGGGTTGGGGGGTTTGGTGGTGTGTGTGGGGCGTTTGCGGGTGGTTTACGGTGGGGTGTGGGTGGGTGTGGTTGGTGTGTGTGGGGGTTTTGGTTGGTGGGTGGCTGGTTGCCGTGCTGTAGCACAGCATGGTATGCTCGGCGGGGTTGGGGTTCGGTGGGGTTGGTGCCGGGGTTTGTCTGGACGTTTTTTGGGAGGTTGTGATGTTGGTGAAGGTGGAAGTGCGGGATGGGGAGGTGGCGTATCCGGTGTGGGTGAACCCTGCACAGGTGGCCGCCATCGAAACGATGTCGTGTGGCGACGTGTACGTCCATGTTGTCGGGAAGTCGTTCCTGCTCGCCGACAACGACCCGATGCCGACCGTGATCAAGTTGCTGGCGGTGATGTGATGGGCGACCTGGCGGTCAGCATCTACGGCATCACCATCGCCACCATCTCCTACTGGATCGGCTACTGGATCGGGAAACGCACATGAACCGCCCCGCCCTGTGTGTCGCGTTCGGATTCCACATCGGTCTCGCCATCGGCGGCATCCTCCCAGCGTTCGTTGAACACCCCGAATTTTTGTGGACCGTCACCGCACCCAACCTGCTGTTCGCAACGTTCCACTGGATCAACCTGCGCTGAAAGGCCCGCCATGCCCATCAATCGCCAACACGTCCACCCGGCCACCATGCACCACATCCGCACCACCAGCATCTGCCAGAACAACACCTACACCTGTGGCTGCCACCCCGACAGCGATCGCCCCGACCTGATCATCCACCTCTGCGACCAGCACCTCGCCTACGACCGTGGCGCACACGCCTCCGACAACTGGACAGACCCCGAAGAACCCCACAACGGCCCCGGGATCACCCTCACCCCGACAATGATCGCAACGATGCTCGACGCCGGAACCGCCCGAATCACCCGAACATGGGCCGAATCGGCATTCCACGGGAAGATCAACCCCACCCCCACCGTCACGATCGACGACCAAGGACGGGTCGTCATCGGCACACAATGATCACTCTCCGTCAAACTTGACCGAACTGATGTTCCCATTTCCACCGGCTGGATACGCTGTAGCACAGCGATCTGACCCGTTTTTGGTCACTTTCGGTGGTATTTGGGTCATTTCTGCCCTGGTGGACTGGATTCTGGCATATTAGGTGGATTAGAATCACTCGTATGTCCCGACCTCGTCGCAACAGCGAAAAGACCGTCCGTCTCACCCTTTACGTCGACCCGTCGACCCTGCAACACCTCGCCGACCTCGCCGCCGCACGCTCCCTCACCATCGGCGCGTACATCGACACCCTCTACAAGCCGAAGGAATCGGCATGAACCATCGCTGGATCTGGCCCGCTCGCTGCATCAAAGTCATCGACGGCGACACCATCGACGTCGAAATCGACTGCGGCTTCAACACCCGCCGCATCGAACGCCTCCGGCTTGCCAACATCAACACGCCCGAAATGCGTGGCCCCACCCGGGAAGCCGGGGTGCGTGCCATGACCGAAACGATCCGCTGGATGCACGCCAACGACGAATATTTCGGATTCCGGCTGCGCCCCGAAGGGTGGCCGCTGACCGTCGAAACGTTCAAAGCCGACGCGTTCGGTCGCTACATCGCCATCGTCACCACCGTCGACGGGCGATCCCTCAACGACTACCTGATCACCGCCGGACACGCCGTCCCGTTCATGGAAGGACGCGGCCAGTGACACTTCCCGACCGCTACCCCATCGAAGACCTCGCTGCCGACAAGGACAAGTGGGGCTACCTGCTGTACGAGGACGACGGGACAATGCCCGCCAATGTCGCATGTCTCACTGAGAACGTCGTCGGTCGCCGCATCGTCGCCAGCGAACGTCGCCGTCTCACCGAATATGAACTGCGGCAGATCGTCCACGGCAACCAGTGGGGCGGCTGGAACTTCCGTGGCGAGGTACTCACCATCACCCTTGACGACGGCGACACCGTCGTCGTTGGCGATACGAGCGACTGCTGCGCCTTCACCAGCCTCGACAAGTTCCTGCTGCACCCGGAACGGGTCGATCACATGATCCTTGGCGTCGGCACCACCGGCAAGTACACGAAGTGGCACATCTACGCCGACTGGGGTGACGTGCTCGAACTCGACGTCTCCTGGTCGTGCGGCAACCCGTTCTACTACGGCTACGGGTTCGACATCACTGTCATCCCCACCGTCCTCGACGTCGGGGAGGCGACCGAATGAGCGACGTCCGTGACCTGCTGCGCCAGCAGTGGCTCCTCGAAGGGGTGTCGATGGGCTTCTGCACCGAAATCGCCTGCGCCACCCACAATCCGTACCCGCTGTACACCGAAGAGGAAATCGAACAGGGCGACGACCTCGGTGACGATCCCTGTCTCCCGGTTGTCCGGCTGCTCTACGACGACGAGACATGGATGAACAGGGTCGCTGAGATGGAAGCAGTCATCGGCGACCTCGTCGACGCGGACGAATGCTATTTCGACCACCGCGGCCACTGTCAGGCGCACAACTGGTTCGCTGTCGAGCCGCCGTGCCCGCACGCCCGAGCGAAAAGGTTGCTCGCATGACCGTCCCCGCCGCAACCAACCTGCGCCGACAGTTGTTTTCCACCATGGCATTGATCGACGCACAGAACCACGACCGAATCAGCAACATCGCCGCCGATCTGCTGGACGCCATCGCAGCGTTGCACCACCCGCACTCGTCGTTCGGCGAGACGTTCTGCTGCCACTGCGCCTCGCAAGATTGGCCCTGCCAGACCACCCGTCTACTGCACCCAAAGGAGCATCAATGACCACCATCCGCATCAACCCCGAACCGTTGCTCGACCTGCTGGGCGACAACGGCGAACACTGGCTGCAAGGCGGCTGGGGTAACGACGACCGCATGTGCCTGCATGGTGCGATCCGTCGCTGCCAGCCGGTCCCCGGTGACGCCTACCTGATTGAACAGGTCGCCGCCCGCAAAGGTTGGGGCACGTCGTGGAACGACGACACCGGCACCCATTGGGATGACGTGAAGGCGCTGATCTTGGCGGGCGTCGAGGTGACCGACGCCGACCTGGACGACACGTTCGGGCCGCAGTGGGAGCAGATCGTCGCCCTGGTCCGGCGTGCCGCCGTCCTCACCGACGACGAAGCGCTACGGCTGGTCGCCGCATGGAACGCCGCATGGGACGCCTCAGGGGCCGCACGGGCCGCCGCATGGGACGCCGCATGGGACGCCGCACGGGACGCCGCATGGGCCGCCGCACGGGACGCCGCATGGGCCGCCGCATGGGCCGCCGCATGGGACGCCGCACGGGACGCCGCATGGGCCGCCGCATGGGCCGCCGCAGGTGCACTCGCCGTCCGTGACCTGATCGGCCAACACGGGTTCACCCAAGCCCACTACGACCTGCTCACCGAGCCGTGGCGCACTGTCATCGGACCCATCCACCCGGAGGACGCCCATCTACTGCGAGGGGAGGGCGAGTGAGCAAGCGACTGAGTGACGAAATGGTGGCCTACCTCGCCGTGGGCCACCATTACCCGCCGCCCCGAGCAGATGAGGTTGCGCTGCTCGCCCGTGAAGTGCAGGACCTCCGCCAGGCCGAGCGGATGGCGATGCCCGAGATGCAGGCCATCCGCAAGGCGTTGCGCTGCTGGTGGGAACACTGCGCCTGCAACGACCACCCGATCACCGACCACCCCGTGGACGACTTCCCCGATTCCGTTCTCGCCTGGGTGCTGGACGAAGGGAGCAACCCGTGAGCGACATCGTGGACCGACTGCGGATCAAGGACGACGTGTACACCGAGTTCTGGCAGCAGCGACTCATGGACGAAGCCGCTGACGAGATCGAACGGCTGCGGGCAAGAGTGACCGAACTCAAAACCTGTCTGACCGAGCACGGCGCTGGTGCCGACTGCGACGACTTCGACTGCATCTGCCATTTGTGCGACAACGCCGAATGCCCTTGCGGCGAACGCAACAACGCCAACTTCGACCGCAACTACATGGCTGAGCGTGCCCTGTCCGACCAGTTGGCCGAAGCGTTGCGTGAAGTCAGCGAGGTCACCAAGGTGCTGCACGGTCGGGGTGATCTGGCCGACTGCTTGATCC